GCGGTTTATTTTATTTTATAGAGTCCTTTCCATGATCAAGACTCTATGAAAGAACATAAGTTTAAGTCTTGTGAATTTATATAAGTTGAAACCCCCCTTGAATCCATCAAGGGGTCTGTGGCTTTCGCACGCAGACAACTTTGGCTGAATATCTTTTGTTATTTAAACACAAAAATTTCATTAAAAAAGAGTTCGAGGGGCGATCTCAAGCTAACTCGTCACGGGAGGTTCGTTAATAACCCCATTTATCGACTGCCGTTCAGCGAAATAAGAAGCTGGCTACATGGAGGCCACTCCTCAAAATATGGTCTTACATGTTCTGACAAGATCAGCTAAAATCTTGCCATAATCAATGCCAAACCCCATTTATAAAGCTGCAATTGCACCTACGGTTCCGGCTACAGTGATGACTCGCTGAATGACATCAATCACCTGCGGACCGTACTTTTTTATTGCTGCTGCTCCATCCTTAAGAACCCCTTTCAAGTAGGTCACGATATCATCAATATGCCAATCGTTAGGGTGAAATTGAGGAGCGGTGGCAATGATTGCTAGGGCGGCATCCAGTGTTTCTTCCCCCACACGACCAAACTGCAATGAGCGCCATTGGTCCGTTGACTCATATTCCACACTGTGGACAATTGTATAATACCCATCCAAACCATTCAGAGCAGTAGCTCCTGTCACTATTGGTAGCGAAACGGCAACAGTTAATGCACTAAATGGGGATTCCAAGAGAAAACCAACTGACTCAAAATTTTCCCAATATGTATATGGAATGCTTGTGGAGCTTCTAAGGGTTGTCGTGGAAAATTCATCGAGGAAAAAGAAGTCTTCGCCACTGGTTGGTTTCAAAAAAGCATATGCACCAGTCGCAGCTGGTTGAACTTTCATGGTTTCCTTCTGCAAAGCAGCAATATTATTGAAACCGAGGTATTGAGTGAACTCTTCACCCTGAGGTAACTGAGCTATTGCAACTTGGCCGCCTGTCACTAAAGTCTGACTGGTGTTCGTATACATCAAACTTGCACCGATAACCCTTAAATTGTCAATGGCAGGTACATTGCTATCTAAATTTGGCAAGGGTAATTGTCCAAAGTGCCAATAAGCATCTGCGATCCCATTAACTTCAAGATCCAACTCGGCAGTGATCAAAATTGGAACACCAGCGCCAATCAAGGGGGTGCGCACAGCAACTTGAACATAAATTGGAACGAACCCACTATATGTCCATGTCCAGGGCCCTGCTGTATTCATTAGTTGCGAATACGCTTGTTGAACTTGGCCCCCTTCATAAGCATTGAACTCCAAAATCAATGATTGGCCCGTAACCCACGAAGTCCAGCCGAACGAAAAGGTGTCACCAGGATTCATCAAAAAGAAAGTGCCGTTCGTTCCCTTAACAGTCGTGCCAGGATAGAGGACAGTTCCATGAGGAAAGCTCACATTTGTGGCAAGTGCAACTAGAGGAAGATGAAAATAATAAGCATCGCCTGTTGGAGGGATTGCCATTTGGTTATCCACATTGGAATAAACCACTTGCTCCTCCGCCCAATTAGGGTTGAATGAAATTAAAGATCTGCGAAGCGCGCTGCGAAAAACGAACGCCTGTGATGAATCAGAATAAGGTCGATAACTAATCACCTCACGCGATTGCAGTGCAGCCACACCAGTGGGATTACCGCCAAAAGCGGCATTAAGGCGAGGTGGTGGTGCATCCAAAGGATTAAGAAAAGAATTGGCCAACCCAATTGCATCAGTTAGTGGGTTGTAGAATGTCCGGCTTGAATTCTTCTTGTTGAACGAACGGTTGCCACGACCCGCTTTCTGGGCTTGGCGTTGCCGTTGAGCAAGAGTGGATTTCTTACCACCTTGCTGATTTGCTGGTCGACCCCTATTACTTGAGTTTTGTCGGGCCGCTTTGCGAGCTTGTCGTCTGGAGCGATTATTTCCAGATCGAGAGGCATTTGTTTGTATTGTTGTAATGATTTTTTCATTATTCATAATTTTTACTCCTTGAGTGTGAAAAAGATTCTTTCTTTTTCCGGGCATTTTATTTTCTGCGCTTCCCGGAAAACTCTGATAAGATAAATATAAATGAATCAAATCAACATCACTCATTTGTGCATTCAAACCAACTTGCCACCAAGGATCATCCTCCCTCGGCTCCGCCTTAAGCCAATCTATATATTGTTTCAAAATCTTTCGAGCTTCTTCATTGCACCATATTGTATTATAAATGCCAACAGCTCTAACAAGGGCATACCCTCGGCTAACGGGGTGTTTCGAATAAGCTAGAGAAGCTCGTGTTTTTTCAAAGGGGTAGTAAGGTACCACGAAATCATCAATATGAACATCAAAACGACGACTCAAATACATACACTTTGATATTGGTTTTGGATCCCAACCATTCTCAGCAGTTGCCTTGACACCGATCGAGCCCCAAACTAATGCTACTGATTGAGCGTTAAAGAACGACACTGCATCATCACTCACAGAAAAGGTGTTATCATCACCATTCAAAGCCAGGCGAACATTGTCATCCATTTGGTACAGTTTATTCTTGGGAGCCAACATAAACCATGAATAACAAAGAAGCATATACAAGAAAATAGTGTTATCCACGATGGTATTCACGCCCCCAGTTGGTAGCCCAAACTGCTTACGATGTTCAACCCCGGTTGGACTCACAACACGAGATTGTTGGAAAACCAAATAAATCTTAGCTAAGCTTTTCACTGCTTCATCTTGGTAACTAAACAACTTCGCGCGTAATCTAGCGATTCGCCAAGCAAAAAATGAATTATGACTGGCATCGAAAGAACTCTCATCCAGGTCAAAACCATTTGGAAAGAAATTAAGTTTTGTAAACAACCGATGCCACCCTAAGTGCGCATCAGTGAACCCAACTGTTGAGAAAAAATGCGTTGACAACTTTGCACTAGCATCATAAAATTTTTGATTAAAATCAGAACACCACACACTCGATAACAATGTAAATAGCATTGGGCTAGCCGTGAAAACGCGCGTTTTCTTCTGAACAACTCGCTCAATATCACGAATCTCACATTTAAGGGAATTGAACCACTTAAAGTTCGTGTGTGGTTGCGTCAGCAAGTCGTTATCCTCAACTGCTTTTTTCAGTCTCTCAAACTGCATTAAATCATCGCAAGCTTCCTGCTTCGTTTTAAACTGTTCATTTAAGGGGTATCCAGGCGAAGTCGTCTTGTCTGTGTCACTCAAAACTTCATCAAAACTTAAAGCATCTGTTTGACCAAGCGTATTTTCAAGCTTTCGAGTCATCATGAAATCAGCGAAATCAAGAGCCTCCATATTAGGCACGTATTCGGGTCTATTATATTTGTTCAACCCAATCATCAAACTCTCTGCGGACATATTAGCTCGCCCCCAAGCATCAAGACCATTATTAACCTTATTCATTGCACACCACTCAACCCAGTGTTTGTCTAAAAACTTGCTGGGTCGTAAAAATTTTGTACTTAAATCTGAACGAATAAGATCAAGATTAGTCTCACCGATCTCGGGGGCCACTAAAAAAGCGGCCGCAGGTTCTTACATTCCGCTAAAAAATCAGGTGTAACTTGAATAAACCCATTAGCGATATCTGTGCCCAACTGATGAAAGCCAACTATAGCGCCATCGACACCAATCACAGGAGCTCCACAATCGCCCATAGATGAGGCATAACTCCCCCATCCATGAACAGTTGTTCGCGAGAGCACAACACCAGTGGATACAGTGCCTCCATTCCGCTTGGACAGCAACATCACAGATTCCCCCAGTTTGGGCTCTCGTAAGCTAACTCGTTCAGTTCCAGCTGGGGAATTCCAAGGAACATAGCCTATATCGACTGAAATCAACTGTTGTTCAGCCGTCTTAAAGCTGCGAAACAGCTTAGGATCAACGCAATACACTTGACCAAAATGTGATCGGATATAGAATGGAGCTTCTGGAAGAGAGTGTTTCTCTAGGATCAGGTGTTTACCAACCAAGACGCAGTTATAGATCCACTTGCTGCAAATCTCATCTAGAAAAACTCCAAACACTCGCTGAGCAGCTGCACCAGCCTGGAAACTAATTTTTGATGCAGCTTGAAACTCGACTTTATTTGCAGGGGCGAGAATAATCTCACCATCATCATTTGCAAAAGTGCACAGCCTGACTCCAGGCATCGCTTGATACCGAGCTCTACGAGGGACTCTACGCGATGCACGTTTTGACCCTTCATCAAATCCAGTAGCTTGGTCTTCAACACGATCAGCCCATTCTTGGGCTTCGCGTTCGTCTCGCTCATCGCGATCGCGATCAAAGATACTGAAGTCATCATCAAAGGCACCACTAGGATGCTTCATTTTAGTCCGAGCTTGAAGATATTTAGCTTGGTCACGCCAATCCCTCCGCTGCATTGAGCGGCCTGAAGCGAACAAACCTCCCAAAACAACTAGAAAGGAGACAGCACATAACACTGCTCGCCCAACCTTTGCAGGCGCTGTCACGGCCAAATAAACAAGCGGTGATGTAGTGACTCTCACACAGGAGGTTGCCGATATATCTTCATCTGTCCCAATCAACTCTTTCTCAGTGACACCCATTAACCTTCGGGCGTCTGCTAAAAGTCGGCGACCCCGTTGTTGCAAATCTTCCTGCACAATATCAGGTAGGTTTCCGAAACGATGCGTCGTCCCAAGACCACTATGAGTTCTTCCATCCATTGGAGAGATACACTCACATTCTACACTCAACCACGATGCAACTCGACAGAGAGGATACCCCAAATAATAAAAACCCCAGTCAATCATCGAGTATCTTCTTGCCCATAGGTCTGATATCCGCCCTTGTTGCTCGAAAAAAGACACGGGCGATGATAATCGGTCATCTCGATCATCTAAATCATCAACGTTATCTTGCTCCTCCATCTTAGAAACAACTCCTGGCGTATTCACATCTACCGATGGCTGCTCAACGTCTTCACTCTGAGCCTCCAGAGCCACGGTCCTAAGTATCTCCTCTGATTTGGGGGGTGCCTCTGGGGAAACTGCTTCTTTTACTGCTTTCAAGCTGCTCTTATTCAAATTATCAAATTCCTCGACATGCACCGAACCCATAACTTTAACAACTGCTTTTGGTGTAATCACCTCTATTGATCTCGATACAACGCCATTGGGGGTTAACACGCATGTTCTCCCTGTCATTTGCATCTGCTGGGCGACCCTCATAGGTTTTCTACCCTCCTTACCCACTTGAGGTTTCTGCTTCATCTCTGTCACTGGTGATGACTTATCAGGTTCAATAATAAAATCAACAGACTTGAAAGCTTTCTCTTCATTCTCTTTATCATAATCCGGTGGGGGACAAGCCGTATGTTGTTTCAGAGAAGCATTGGGTTTGTTCTCAACCAATAAAGATTCTAAAACGGTGGGTGCCCGTTTATGCATCATCGACCTAACGTCGTCCTGTGTTATACTTGTACATTTTTGAATTAACAAACAAGCTAGAGCATCCAACTCAGCTAAACCCCAGAGCACATGCGCAGTAGGGACGGACAGCGCACCATAAGCCATCCAGACACGCTTAGTCACATCCCCAGCATCCTCAAACACCGGCATATCAGCCATACACTCAATTGAATTGTGAAGGATATTACGATGGGAACATTTAACATAGTGAGCATCAAATTGCTTCGCAAAAAGGGATTCTGACACCAACCAAGGATTTTTGGCATCAGCTCGCATAGCACTACCCAAAAGAAAGGAGCAACTATAATAATCAAAAGTGGCATCCTCAAATTTCACTGTTCCAAGACCTCGTCGATCTTGCGGATCTTGACCCTGCATGGTCTCACACGCAGCTTGATACTTCTTTCCTATTGCAATCAAATCAGCATCACTAATAACGTTCTTCTGAACAAGACTATGCAAAGCATTAATGTAATCGTTATTAGAAATCTCACCAGCCACAAACTTTACAAAAAGTGACTGAACAGCATTGGGCGCTTCAGCCAATAAGCGAATGTGACGAATCAAGCAAAGTTTCACGTTTGCTGGAAGATCACCATTTAAAATTCTGTTCTCTCCGCCTGGCACAACCAACAATTCAGCCAATCGCTGACGAATTCGGCCTCGATCAGCATCTAAACACGAAAGTGCAGCGGGCAACGTATCTGGGTTGAAATTAGCTGTTTCCATTAATTCGTTCAAATCACAAGCAGCATCGACCCCAG